CTGCTACAGGGACCAATGTTTCCTCCACAATTTCAACTTTATCAAGTTTTGGCTAGAGTTTTACAACTGGGGTTTTCTAAATTTACTTTGGAACAGAGTGCTGCTTCTTTTACACTGGCTTTATAGCATGCTTCATAATGACTTCTCAAATGTTGGCTTCAGGTACTTGTTTAGCTAAGAGCTTCTTCACAGTGCCATTGACTTTAGATTGAATTGAAGCTGGCAGTTTCAGTTTGTTAACTACAGCAAACAATGGATGTTCAATTCACTTGAGTGTTTTGGCTTTCTTTTAATGCTTACGCTAGGTGTTACTGTAAAAGTCTCTTTCATCATATTGGTCAATCGTCAGTCCTCCGAGATATTTAATAACCGAACTCAGGGTTGGTTCATCATGGTCATAAGACATCATCCTATATAGCTCGCTGGGTGTTGGTTTGATCCAGTACATTTTCCCATTCTTCTCAGTTCCAATCTGATAAAACTCGCAGGCAGCTGTGATTAATCATTTAATATCCATAAGTGTGGTTCCATACAACTCATGATTCCTAGCATTGATTTCAATGAGTAAGTTGGCTGGAATTTGCGACGCCTTATCGTATTTATTAGCCATTTTGAGTTTCTCCACGTGATATGCAGGTGCTTGATTATAGAAGATGCTACGTACCATTCGGCGTAGGAAGTTTCGTTTAAACGACGTTGCTAGCATTCGTTATCACCAATGCATCAGCGTTCTACCACCCGTGACTTTGATCCAGCGTTTAAATTCAATTGACTTGTAATGGTTTTCTTTCTCTTTAGGCACATGCTTCCATCTCTAAATTTGAGCCATTGCCCAAGAACCATCAGCTTTCTTCACTTTCGCCTAAGTCAGTCCTGCCGGCAACGCTAGGACAAGCGGGTCCATCTTTTGAGGTTGAAGCTTGGCTACAATTGGTTCCATTGGGACTTTTAATGGATTGTGCTTCAACAGGTTAATCTTAAATGCTGGTGCAACATCAACAAGTTTTGGAAAATCAGCGTCATCAATCTTGTATGTCTTCACCGCTTTTCCCCAGTTGCCGTGCTTATCGACAACACCTTGGCTAAAGAATGCCTTACCGTTAACAGAGAACGTTTGAACATAAGGTTACATGGGTAGTCAGAATGGGAGTTAGGAATAAACGAGAGAGCCAACAACCGTATTCTGGATCATCCAATCCACAGTGTCATCAATATTCTTGGTTATCATCATCAATTTCCTGCAGGCCTTTATAGTTGACAGTGAGAGGTTATTTTCTTTGAGGATCTCTGCTCATAAAGCGGTTTCTGAGTTCAGCAGGTCTAAATTCACACTTGCTTCTTCAATTAACCACGTGAAGAAACTTTCACGATGGAACTTTTGAGAGGAAAATCTTTCCCACTCCGGGCGGCTATGCGGCAGTGATGCCAAGCCGGACGCGAAGGAGATCGAATATCCG